CTGTGATATGCTCTGCAAGCACGGTCATATCCGGTGCTTGATAGCCGCCCGAATTAACCTCACCCACATATTTAAACTCGCGTAGCTTGCGCCCGCCCCGCTGGGCAAACAGCGTCACGTCAGCAACTTGCACAGGCTCAACAGACGCAGACCCGTAGTTGCTGTATTTCCTGATCAGGGTGGTGGTAGGCGTTATTGGGCCGTCACTGGTTGCCGTTACAACATACTCGCCGCCAGTTGTGCCAACGGTTAAAACGCGGGTGGGTGACAGGTAGCGAATAGCGTTTACCTGATTTGACGCGATCGTGTAAATCAGAGCGTCATTATCGCCAGTGCCAACGGTTAGGTTATTGTAGTCAGCGTTCTTGCTGAACCAAAGCGTTTGCGGATTGTTGGTTGTATTAGCATAAACGATCCGCTGTTCAAAAAACGTGACGCAAGATGGAAAGTTATTAAAGCTGTTTAACTCTGTTGCGGTCTGAGCAATCACCGTACCAGCGCTGTCGTAGGCAGTAAAATTGGTGGTATTAACAGCAACGCCCGCAAGCGTGGTAAGCTGAAACGTGTTGGTTGCTGTGGCTGCAACTAAATAATTAGCGTTGTTTAACTCAGTCATTCCGACAACGCCGGTAATCCTGATTTCGGTGCCGTTTGCTAGACCGTGGCCGTTTGACGTTATGACGCCCGGGTTGGCGGCAGTAATGCCAGTAATGGTAATGCGCGGTGGCCCGGTGAGCGTGATTTCCTCAAACGCCCAAGCATTGTGATCTGTGCGCGTTAATGTGCGGATAGCATAACTGGGGTGCACAAAGTACATCGTGTCGGCAGATTGAACAAAGCGCAGCGCGGCCAAATCATCTTTGTCGTAAGGCGTGGCAAGTTCAAAAATTTCTTCAGCTTTGCCGTTGCTGCTAAACGTTGTGAAACCGCCAGTGTTTATGGCATTGCCGAACAAATCAACAAGCGTGAACGTGTTGGTGGCGGTGTTGGCAACGCGGTAGTTGCGCCCATTTAGCTCAACCATACCGCCAATGTCATAGATAAATATTTCATCGCCGTTGGCAAATCCGTGGCCGTTGCTGGTTAGTACGCCGGGGCTGGCTTTCGTTATAGCCGTAATGGTCTTGGCTGCGCCGGTCAGCACTTGCAAATCATTGCGATACACCCGCATGATTTCATCGCCAAACTCAAGAATATAAGTATCAGACGTTTTGAATTGAAACGGGATTAGCCGCGTTTTATTTGCGCTAGCCTTAACCTCGCCAAGATATTCTGTGCCGGGTCTGCGCTTCACGCCACCTGTGGGCATGACGATCATATTCGTTAGATCAGCCAAGCCCTCGCGGTATTTCTCAAGACCTGCGCGGCCCTCAAGTAACGGGCTGATTTCACCCGCTGAAAAGCTGCTAAAGGCTGGGGCTGATCTAGCCATTAAAAGCGGCTTTCAATAAAATCAGACGCTTCAATTCGCTGCGGTGCGCCTTGGGTACTATCGACAAATCTTGCTTCTCTCAGCTTGGCCTCGAATGCCGCTGTTGTGACTTGGATCATGGTTGTGCTGCCGGTAATCGCGTAGCAGATCTCAGCCGCCAAGCGGGTTGAAAGCACCTCAATTAAACCGGGATCATATTGTTGAGGGTCAGTAACTCTCGCGACATATTTGATCTTTGCTGTGTCCTCATTTGTTACAAGATTACGGCCCTCGATGACAAACACAGGCCCGCCGGTTGAGGTCATCATATTATCTTGCGGATAGCTTTGGGTGCCGTTACTGAACTCAAGCACACGCAAGCAAAATGGATCTGTCGGCAGTGGGTATTCATGCTCATAACCGAAAGCTGGCACAGTGCTGGATTGCGCAAGAGCGGCGCGCCTGATCAAGCAAGACCACGGATGTGCCGCAAAAACTGCATCGCGGATCGCACCGTATCGCTGGTTGACCAGCCGTGCGGCTTTTGAATTTTCATCAAATGTAGAGATATTAGACGCGCCCAAAATATTGAGAGCCGCGTTGGCTATATCAACGTTGCTTGTCATGCAATTTCCAGATCTGTTTGGATTTTTGGGGGGTGCGTTCTATTCGGAAAAAAAATTTGGAATAGAAAAGCTGGGGCAGCAAACCGCCCCAGCTTGGTTAGTTAGTCAACCGCGTAGGTCACGAGGAATGAAAGATCGCCAGCAGCGTTACCCGCTGCGTCAAACTTCAGACCGATCAGATAGAAGCCGCCGGGATCTGTGGCGTCGCCCGCATCCTCAAAGACTTTTTGGCCCATGAGATTGATGTTGCGCGCTTCGAACGCGACTTCAGTTCCAACAGTGACAACAGCGCGCAGATCAGTGATTGCTGAAGCATAGCAATCATCGTCTTTTGCCGTGACATTGCCATCAGCAGTGTACAATCCAACGTCACAGGTGTTGGTTGTTCCTGAGTCCAGATCATCGTTGTAGATCTTGATTGACAGGACTGCCGCGTTGGTTGGTACTTGCACCAGCATTACTGTGTCGCCGGCGGAAAGATCGCCAGCGGCAAGCGCGATAGTACCAGCGGCAACACGCATTGAGCCGCCAAGCTCTTGTGCATTGTTCATCACTGGCGGTGACGCTAGAAGGTTCGTTACTAGCGCTGTGTTTACATTAGCCATTTTTCAATCCTCCTATTCTGTACACGCGATTTCGACGACCATTTCTTCCTGCATTCTCACGCAGCCAAGGGTCTGGCAGTAATACACTTGAGTCGCATAACTCTTGTCTGCGCGCTCATCGATACGGGCAGTTGGCTCTTTGCCAATCCCCAGCTTGATGCCCTCTTGAGCAAAGGCAATAACGGCGCGATTGCCGTCACTATCAAGCGTCAAGCGGTTGCTCGTGATGAACTTAAAGCCCATGAACGAATCAACTTGGCCGGTAGCCAAAGCTTTCACAGTGTTGAAATCACTCGACGTGACTTGCGTTGTGCCAAGCAAAGTTGAGATCTGCGATGGCGCACAAACAAGGTAACGCTGAATGCTTGGATCAACACTTGATTCATCCAAGATCTGCTTCGCTGACAGCAGTTTTGCTATCGTCAAAGATGCAGAACCGTGCGCAACTTTTTGACCACTTGGCAGGCTGGTATCAGTTGAACCAGTTTTGCCGGTCTTAGCCACGCCAATAGCAGCGGCAATGATTACGTCATCCATTGCCCGGCCCATCGCGGCTGCGGCGGCTCGTGCATAGGTTGAAGTTGGATCTGCTAAAAGACGAACCTTGTCTTGCTCATCAATCAAATCAGCGTACTCATAATCGGCAAGCGAAAGCATGCGTCTTGAATGCGGTGTATCGATTAGCGGGGTGTCGGCATGACGGGTCGTGCGTAGCTGTGCAGCCACAGAACCGACCTGATCATAGAAAGCTTTTTCTCCAGTGACAGACTCTGTTGTTACTGCATCACGCAGTAGCGAACCCATTTGCTGCGAGAGCATTTGGATGTTGGCAGAGTATTGCTGGACAAAAGCTGTAGTGATTTGTGAGGACATTTGTCTCACTCCTAAGCTGTTGAAATATAATGGTTTTGATCGCCTCGGTTATCCCGTTTGGGGCCGTGCTTGACGTTGCCGTCATACAAGTATGATAGATTTAGACTTGTATGACGGCGTTAAAGATTGTCAGTCTGCTTGACACACAAGCTTGGTGCGCGGGGCTATCGCTTATCCGCTAAACTTATAGATAGCTGCGAAGGCGTAAAGCCTCCTCAACATAAGCATCATGTTCTGGATGGGTAGCCATTCCATATGGCCCGTCCAACCTAGTTATCTGGCTTAATTGCTGCGACGCTTCACCCGGCGTCATTACCGCCTCAGTTGTATCGCCGTGCAAGTTATCCTCGCCAATCTGTTCAGCAAAAGCGCTAAACATTTTGATTATATCGGGGTGATCGCCAAGCAATCGACCATCACTTAACTCAACCGTTTCAAGAATTTCAGCATCACCGCCAAGCATTTGCCTAGCTGCGCTGTGGGCTTGGCTGATCTTTTGATCAAACGCCTTGCCATATTCTTGTCGCAAGATCTGCTCACCCTCATAGCGCAGGGTTTCAGCTTGCTCTGAGCGCTCAGTCTCCATTTGACCTAAGCCGCTGTCCATAAACTCAGCAACCTTCTGCGCTTGCTTGCCAGACAACCCAGCGGCGAATGCGCTTTCACGAAATTGCTCCAACGTGTTGTCATTCATCGCGCCGTTTAAACGCTCAAACTCATAAGCTGATGACGCCTCTGGCCTGCCGGTATTTGAATAGTGCTCTGTCCACTGATCGTCAGTCCAGCTAGAATGTGGCTTAATGATCTTATCTGCGCCTACCATGCGTTGCGCATGCGTGTAGCTCTTGGCTAGCGCACCAACGTCAGTAAAGTTGCGCAAGCTTGGTTCGCCTCTTAAATCTTCTGGCAAGCTGTCCAGAAAGCTAACTGCCGTGGCCGCTTCAGCCACGTCTTGAGACCCCGCTGACGGGGTTGCCTCTTCAGTCATATTATTTACCTTTTGGGTTTGGCGCTCTCAGCCAGCATACGGGCGATCAATAATATTGCGCTTCGCTGGCCCTCATTGAACGCCGTTTGATGCGGATCGCCCTGCACAAATGTGGTCTGCTCAAATGCAAACCGTATCTTCAAATCAGCCAGAACAGTTTCGCCGTCATCACTCTCAAACGTGCGGCGATAGGCTAGCTTTAGATCTTCAATCTGCTTCACTGAGGCAGCGCCCCAACAGCTTTAACCATTGGTGCCGCAGCGCCTAGCGTTTCAGCCGTCATCATTTGTTGCTGTTGCTCTTGCTGCTGCGCTGCTTGCTCTTGCTGGGCTTCACGCATTTCAGCAACTTCAGCGTCAGACCTAACAACTCTGGCCGGTATGCCGGTGACCTCAACCAAGTATTTCACAAGCTTATCTGTGTCCAAATAATCCATCACAGGCGCAATCTCATTGACTTGCATCAGCACCTCAAAACCGCGCAGCATAGATTGCAGATCTGTTAGCTTTTGCGCCTTCGCCAATGGGCTGACATATTCGATCTCAATGTCTTGACCTTGCAATTCCTCAGGAGCGGGTGGGAGCAAACCGCCCCTGAGGAGCAACGCAAATGATCTTGCAATCATTGGTTGCAGCAACTCACTTTGCAGCCGTCCTAGAACCGGGCCAAGCAAGCGCATCTTTTCCTCGTTGCGACTAAGCACTTCTGTTGCAGTCATGTTGCCGCCAGTTTGCGCCATCATAAGCTGATCAACGAAAAACGCCTGCCTAATGGCATTGCGGCGCTGTTCTTCCATCGCCAAGCCCAAAGGATTATTAGCGCCGATTTGCAGCGGCTCAAGCCTGTCGCGGGTGCCTGCACGGTAAAAGTTTAGTGATCCCGGCGTTGTCCTGACAGGCAGCATAAAGCCGTCATCTGGCACCATAAGAGGTGGATCAATCTGCTTTTGTGCAGCCCTAATCGTCACCTCAGACATTTTATTCAACATTTTGGTATCTGGCAGAGCGTTCATGCTGACAGATCTGCCGTATGTGCTCACGCTATCCTTATTGAATCTGGGCACCATAAAACAAAATTCGTCGTAGCCACCTTCGCTCAGCAGCTTTTTGCCGTCTAACGCATAGTATATGCTGGCAAACGGCTTATCTTTGGCGAACTTACCGCCGGTTTCACCCCTAGG